TAAAAACCTGGGGAAACCTTGAAAATAAGGTCCACTTCAATGGAGGTGTGATGTTGATGGACAGGCTGTCGTTACAGGCTTTAAGACCCTGGTTAGACCTGCCAAGAATCCAAGGACCATTCTACACAGCTGATCAACACCACGAAAATGCAGCTGTTTACTGCACCTGGCCAGATTTCAAACCGGTGTCTTCAACTTGGAACGAACCCATTCCAGGTAAACCAGGGCCTGTGAACAGGGTTAATCCGGCCAACTTTCACCATGCCTATGGCATTGAAACGGCCCATGGAAAGGAACTGGTTTTGGGCCAAGTTAAGCGGCAGTACCAGGGGAGTTTTCTAGATAGAATGGACGAACTGGGGTCGCTGCTTTGCGTCTTCCGTCTCATTGACCAGATGGGCTACCATGCTGGAGTGGTTCACTCAAAGTGGACCTCAGAAGAATTTGGGCTGTTCCTCACTAACTATTTGAACGCCACGATTTTTCCTTGCACGACTGGAATCTTGACCAATGTTGGACCACTAATCAAATTTGCCTTTGTAGACAGCCTGGACGTTCTCAGGGACATTTCTCTGGCGTCTGAAACCATGGTCATGGCATCAGACACCCCTGAAAATGAGAGCTACTTAGCCAGCAAGGGCTGGAAATACAAAAAGCTTGGATCCTTCTTTGGACTCCAAGCCTTTGTGGCCTGCGTGATTTAAGGTGTGGCGGCCCGTGGTTGACGAGGACGACGGACTCGAGGAGTGGGTCTTGCATCCACGGATGACACTGAGGAAGGGCTAAAGAAGGCTGGAGAAGGTCCAAAAGCTTCATCCAAGGAAATAGACTGGCCAATGGGTCGCTCAGCAAGGTCCTCAAACTGTTGAATGGTGGGGGCCTTGCTTCGATGGTCAGACTGGCCAACTTTTGCAGTGTAGGTTGAGAGGGCCCACTTGCGAGCAGCCACAATGGTGGACTTGTCACGATCGTTGAAAGGACCATAGAATCCAGCTTGGCCTAGCATGGTTTGAAGCAAGTCTCGATCACTTGCACACTTTGCCTTGCCCCAGCTGATATGCTTGCCTTTAAGGAGATAGTTGATGGAGTGGAGCAAGAAAAGCACCCAACCCACGATGTACTCTGCTTCCAGGTGAGAGGCCATCAGACGAAACTCAAGAGTACCTTGGCCGGATAGGTGGGTGCCATTAAGCCAGTAACGCTTTTCTCGCCATGCGCTGCGAAACTGGGTGGGATCAGCCTTGATAAGTTTGTCTTGGCCACAGAGTTTTCGGCAATAATCGTTGTTCTGGCGGGATGCGTCAGCCAAAAGGAAGAATGCTTCTTCGTACCGTGACATAAAGCGCATAACACGCTCAAACTTCTCTGCATCCACACCATTCATGTCAACATGAACGTGAAGACCACACTTGGGGTTGACTGTGCCACCAGCACGCTTGACAATATCAACGATCTTGGAGGCTTTGACTAGGGATTCATAGGAGTCAATGATGGGTGACGCAATCTCGTAACCACATGAGCCGTCAAGCTTAAGATCCCAAGCGGTGCCAACTGAGTGGCGGTAGTAGCCAGCCAGTGTCACTGGCTCGGCCATGCGTTGAAGGACTCGGTTGATCTCGCTCAGAGGATTTACCGGGCAGGAAAATTCAACTTCAAAACCAATCTTGCGGAGTAGCGTTTGCATGGTAGGAGTATACTCCGTGCTGGGAGTTTGTAAACAAATTCTTGAATAATTTTCACCAGGCCATTTTCGCTGCGCCTGGCATTGAGAAAATGAGTTGTTCCATGTGGAACAATCGGTCAATTTTCAAGATTGCCGTCGAAGCTGTGGGTGCCAATCATGCGCTTGACTTTCTCTGAGTCTTCCATGTACATGTGGGCGCTGTGCACCGTGTGAGTGTAGTGGCCCCTGGTAAGACTTGGATAGACTGGCTTCAACTCCTCAACCATTCGGTCCATAAGCAAGATAAACCATGGCATGTCATAGGCTAGTCCTCGTACCAGGTCGTTGGACCTCATGACCATACTGAGGTTGAGTCGGCTCTCACGAATGTGAAAGACCCCATGCATTGTGCACACTTGGTCCTTGTTGCCATCCCAGTAGTGGTGTGGCATTGCAAATGGAACCACCGCTTGACGAGTGTGGATGTCTTTCTTCAAGGAGTGGACAGCCCATTCCCAGGGTGTTCTCATCACCCCTTTGCCTGTGACAGTCTCCTCAAAGTCAGGGTGTCCCAATGAAGGAACTTGCCAGATCAAGTGACCATAGGCCGAGTTCACCGTACCATCTGGATTAGCAAGGTTGAGCCAGAACTTACTCGCCTTTCCAAACTCATTGGCATCATTGGTCATTGAGTCATACACGGCCTTCTCCTTATCGAAGTAATCAGCCAGGACCTTATTTCTTTTGGTGTCCGCAGTGATGATCGGTTCTGACACTGGATGATCCACACGAAAGGACACATCAGTGATCTCATGAACCATCTTGCCACGAGGTGACGAGATGTATTCAGGATGGTATAGCACACTCCGCAGCAGATAGCTGTATGCGGAATGAATTGTCTTTCTGAAGAATTGCCGATAGTGATTGGAGATATTCATCTCGTTTATTAAATCGTTTGGCCCATGAAGGATGTGGTATAGAGAACTCTGGAGTTATGCCAAGGGATTGCAAACGCTTCGTGGCTTCCTTACCCAGAGCAATGACGCGGGCACCTCGATTCTCCAAAAAACGTTGGATAACTGAGGAGTCATTTTCATGGTTTGCATTAGACCACGCCAAGTTTTCCTCGGGTACACCCAATTCTTGGAGAATTGACGTGATGAAAAATGCTGAGGCCGAGTCGTCATGAAATGGCCAGTGCTTGAAATTCTTGAACTTCTGGTTGATCTGGTCGCCAACAAAAAAGTACTTGGGGTCGGCGATGTTGCCGCTGAGGTTCATGGAGTCAAAACCTTCAGGTTGAACACACTTGTTCATGGACAGAGTCAGTGTGACGTCTTTAACGCTTGTTACTCTTCGGTCCCAAGTGAGGACATCAGGCCTGTTTGAAAAACCTCTAAAAGCAGCGTCAGACAACTCAGTGGCACCTTGCGACAAGAAGTACAAGGCTCCATGTCGCAAGGCGACTCGGTCTAGTATGCGACTGACAATGATCCAAGCATTCAGAACCTTTGTCTGGTGGTTCTTGTTATTGCGTTCAAGCTCAGTGACACTAGAAGCGCCAAGAATGTGGCTGAGGACATCCACCCATGAGGAGGTGATAACAACCAACTTTTTCTTGCTTAGCTTTGACGCAAGTTTGAACGCAGCTGTAAAGTGTAAGAAGGGATCCTCGTTGAGAGACCTCTTATCATGGGCGCGAATGATTGATGCGCCGACCTTCTTAAATTCACGGACCAGTATTGACCTCTGATGGTTGTCAAAACCACCCAGTAGGATGATGCCCTTCACAGGTGTTCAATTTCCTCACCGGGCAGAACCCACTCACCTTGCTTGGAGTAGCGAACGGCCCCTGTGTTAGAGTCTCTGACGGCCATGGTGGCAACACCAGAACTGGCAATAAATTTTCTAGACTCTGGAAAGTCATGCAGAAGCATGTCAATCATGTCGTGGACAAACGCCTCTCTGGCCCTGGAGTGGTCACGGTAACCACGTTTAGAATTCCAAAGGTGGGTAACCTTAGAATTCTCAGACATGTGGTCACTGAACCTATCATATGAGGTGACCGTTTTGATTGAGCGACGCATCTTCTTTGCGATCAGTGGTAGAATCATCTGCTCAGCAAAGACCATCTCATCCACGTAGCTTGGTCCGTGAGTCCAATCCACCTTTTGGCTTGAAATCTTTGAGGACGAGAAGTCCCTCATGAAAGACATGCAGGAGTCGATGTATTGCTTTTTAAAGTCTGCGTCCAGAAAGGCCAGTAGACCAGTGTTGATGGGTTCAACACCCTGAGGGTTGACATCAGACCAAGGACCCACAACTGATGGCCATCTGTTTTTGTATGGTGGCCAGTCAGTTGGCTCAGTGTGTAGACCCACGGCCACGGAGGAGTTAGCCACACGGTAGACTGGCTTCCAAACAATAGCGTCCATGTCCACAGACACAGAAGGACAGGGCATTTGAGCATGTGCAAAGATCTTACCTGCGGCCCAGAAAATCTTTGGATTTATCGTCTTGTCAACCTCCAGCTCGATTACCTTGTCATACATGGCCGTGAGTCGAAGAGAGTTAAGGTAGTCAATGCCTCTTCGATCAGAGACCAAGTACATTGGGCCTGAGTGGGCCTTGTAGTACAAGACACTAGCAATCAAGGACACCAATTCGTAGTCCTGCATCTCAACCTTGGACATGGGCTCAGTCCAAAATGAGTGGTAGCCCGGAACCTTTCGAGCAAACAGTGTCATGTTTTTGAGGAATCCTACAACGCTCATGACACTTAGAACAGATTACTGGAAATAGACTGTGACTGTTTTTGATTCCACGTTTATGGTGGCTTCCAACTCCTCTTGTAGGATCTTATTGACGATAGATTTCATTTAGGCCATGGTTCAGCTGAGTCAATCACGTTGCCAAATTTTCTAAGTTCGGCCAACTTGTCAGTGGGTCGGCCCAAACCACCAATGATGGTATAGACCACCAAGCCAGGTTTGTTGCCACGATAAATCCCGCGATGAACGGTGTTTCCAGGCTTAAGGATTCTAGTCAGTTGCTCAAAGGCAGTGTCAAGATTTACCTGTGGCACCTGGCCTAGTACCTCCTCTGAGCCAATGATCATGGCACCTGCAGTGTTGCCAGTCTCAATGGAAACACCTCCACTGAGGATATTTTTCTTCAATGAGTTACGAATGGCAAATGAAATGCCAGTGGCATCTTTCCAATTCTCTACAGGCGTTGCACCAAAGGTGATAAGGCCTGAGTCGAGAATCGTCTTAAGATCGGATGGGTCAAACGAGGTGTAGCGGCTCTCACGAATGGATGTAAGATTGAAAAGGTGGAACAGCGAGATAAGACTACGATTGGCAGTGTCCCAGAATGGGTCAACAGCCAGTTTTGGATAGAGGGTGGAGATCTTCTCATTGTCTACAAGGATCAGAGGTGAAACAATGCCTTTCTCAACCAATGCAAAGACATCACGAAGAACGTTGTACGCATTGGCATTAAGCTTCTGGCCCTCAGAGATCTTTGGCAAAGCCAACACCACACCCACCTTTTGGCTTGTGGTCTTTAAGGATTGTTGCAGCTCTATGGCCACGTCGATCAAGTGCAACAGGGTACCAGATCCAGTTCCACCAGCAGCTGATGCACAACAGAACACTCGGTCAAAACCTGGTCCAAAGGATCGACGCATGAAATCAAGGACGTCTTCCTTCTTGTCTTTGATGAGTGAGGCCGCCACAGCTGGGTTCTTGCCAGCACCGCCAGTGCCAATCAGAAGCTTTCTGTCATCTGGCATGTCAATGGTGGCCAGATCTTGTTCCGAAGTGTTGATGACAGCAGTACGCTTGTACCCCATGTTCCAAAAAGTCTGGGCCAGGCGACCACCACCCTGGCCAGCACCAATAACGGCAAATTTGAAGGCACCCTTAAAAGTGTCCTCAATCTCTATGGTTTTCTCCTCCTCTGGAAGGGGGATATCTGGCACCTCGACATCAAAGTTGTCTGACATACATCCTAACTACTGTATGTAGGTTAAGATGAATGCCAAAGCTTTGAATGAAGGTGATGAAGGCCAAGAAAACTACATGTTTTTTGGTAACTTACAACAGATTCAAAGACAGTGTGAAATGTTGTTAAGAATCAATCCCGATGAGTTAGACTCAATAATTAAAGATGGCCACGATTGGGCGGCAGATCACGTATCACGTGTCTGAAGCAAAAAACAATATGGATCAAGTTTTTGATTTCTTGATGAACGAAATTCAAGAAAACAAAAGTGAGATGAAGGCCAAGTTACTTATAGACCAACTGGTGGTAAAAGATGCTAAGAACGAGCGGGCTGCAAAACTTCGTGACGAAATTGAGCAGCTTGAAAAGGAATTCGATCGGTGTGATGACCTTAATCAACCCACAATTCACATCACAAAGAGCCTACAAAAACTCAGAGCTGAGTTGGCCAGGATCAAGAATCATTCTTGAGCATTTTTCCAAGCTTTGGCCCCTGGGCGGCCCTTTTCACCTGGCTTGGCAGGCTTGTAGTTCTTGCCCATCCGCTTTCTCTTCTGTTGGATGTTGTGCCAGAGTCCTTTTTTCGATTCAGAGAAGGACTGTTCGCCAGACGAACGCTGTTGACTCACCAAAGCATCACGAATCTCATCAGCATTAACCAGTGTCCATCCAGACCCAAAATCAATGGATAGTGGTCCACTGCCTTTCATAAAGTCATTCATGTACCAACTGCCAGGTGTCTTATCAATCTGAACTATGGGTTGAGCAGTCTTGCCTACCATCTTCTGCATCTTAGCCACTGCCACATCAGGCTGAACCAGATAGACGTCGTGGTGGTAGGTCTTACCACTGGCTGAAGACGTGGCTTGAACAGGCAGCTTGGTTCTTGCAGACTCACCCATGGCCGCCACTCGTTGGGCCAACTTGTGGTCGGTGCCTTGACCCATTATGGGGTAATCCTGGCCGTTATCGTAATCAGGGTCCTCTTCTTGACCCACCACAGGATTTGGTTGTGGTCTAAATGCAGCCTGAATCGTTTGCAACGACGACGTCATGCCATCTTCAGTGGATAGGTCCAACAAGGCAGATTGGCCATTCTTACGGACAGTATAGAGGTCTGAACCCTCATCATTAGGTTCAACAGTAAAACCCTGGTTGCGAAGATCGGTGATAATAGAATTGTCACCAGCAACTTCCTCCTCAATAATCAGCTTAGCAAACTTCATGGCCTAAGTACGCATTGACTTAGCAAGAAAGTCTTGATAGGCCATTGGCAAACCGATGTCCAGACTCACTTTAGGAGTCCATGGGACCAGATTTCTAAGACGACTGGAGTCAAGTATCTTTCGAGGTGTTCCATCTGGCTTAGAGGCGTCCCACACTATGTCACCCTTGTAACCCACAACTTTGGCCACCTTATGGACCAGCTCTCTGATTGAAACATCCGAACCATAGCCCACATTGACAAGGCCACTCACTTCACCCATGTCAGCCAAGCAAATGGCTGCGTCAGCTAAATCATCTGAGTAAAGAAACTCTCTAAGGGCCGAACCTGTGCCCCAACACGAGTAAGTGGGTTCACCCTTGGTCTTGGCCGCATGCAACTTGGCGATAAGCCCAGGAATGACATGGGACGCAATGGGAGAGTAGTTGTCATTGGGTCCATAGAGGTTTGTGGGCATGAGTGCCACATAGTTGAACCCATGCTGGACTTTAAGGGCCTCACACAGGGTGTAACCTGCAATCTTAGCCACTGCATAGGCTGAGTTGGTGGGTTCCAACGGTCCTGACAGAAGTTCTGACTCCTTGATTGGTTGTTTGGCCATCTTTGGGTAGATGCATGAGGAACCAAAGAAGACAAATCGCTTTACGTCACAGAACAAGGAGGCATGGATGACATTGTTTTGGATCTGAAGGTTGTCCAGTATAAAGTCACCTGGACGGGTGGAGTTGGCCACAATGCCACCCACTGTGGCGGCTGTGAGATAGACCACATCGGGCGAGTGTTGCTTGAACCAATCCATTACACTCGACTGGTCTCTCAAGTCGACTTCATGGCGATCACAAGTAAGGATCTGTAGATTTTGTCTATTGGCCCAAGTTCGATTTAAGCCACGAACTATTGCGGATCCAACAAGACCCTTGTGTCCAGCCACGAAAATCCTCATGGCTATAAGAACAGGTTAAGGTTTCTTGTTAAACTTCTTGCCTCTGCGGCTGGTTAGGAAATTTACGTAGTCATCGTATGACTTGATCATGTGCCATATAACCACTCCATCGTTAATCTCACAAACGGCATGGATCTTACGGGTGACCTCCACAGCAAACTTGTTGCCAAACTTGTGCTCAAACTTAAGTGACTGTGGATTTTCGCGCCAGCGGTGGTAACGCTCGTGGACGGCATCTTTGACATCTGGTGGCAATGCCTTGAAATCAACACCAAACTGCTGGGTCAACAACGACTCCTTGGGTACAACAGTAACACCACGAGACTCCACCAGTCTATCTAACACCGCCTTAGCGCAATGCAATTTGAGATTCATGCATTGTAACTAGTGGAGTCTCATCGATGATTTTTGAAAGCTCTGCCCAATCCTCATAGGTGAGTTGGGTCTCATCAGAGTCAGGCTCTACTTGTGTGGTCTGACTGACGACTTGACCGATAACATCTTTGGCTCGCATAGAATAAATACTAGGCTCCCTGCCACTTCCACTTGATCCATGCATCACTTTCACGTGTGGCAGTGGACAGCGGCAAATAGGGAGTGTTTGCCATCTTGAGAACCACTCCCTCGATTACTGGCATGTTCTCCCTCATCTTTGATAGAACACCCTGCGTGGGTTCATATAGCCACTTAACTCCGTGTTTTTCACACAACCACCTGGCTTTGGCTTCACGATCTGCTGGGGTGGAGCGGTCCATGCTTAGTCCATCGTAGGCCACAACTTCAAAGGGGTAGAATTTCTTCTTGAAGATCTCACCATCCAACAGGGTGCCAGGTGGCAAGGACTTCCACTCTGCGGTGTCCACAGACAGGCCATACCACCCGCCATGGCGATTGGCCACATGGAGGCCATTCTCATTGACACCCACCTGTGCACGGTCTCCGTTGATCTTAAGCTGGACAGTCCACCCACTCTTCATACGGGTGAAGATGTCCTTGATGTCCGTCTTAGTCGTGATTTGACGGCCACTCTTGGGCCGCATGGGAAACATCGGCATTGAGAGGCCAGGGAGAATGGCTTGCTTGATCACTGGCCCATCTTGCATGGACCCTAAAGATTTGTAAACAATTATTCTGGCAGGATGGCCACAACGTTCATGGTGTCACAGAGATCAAAGGCATAGCCGTGCTTGTGCAACTTTTGTAGCAAAGCCTGTGCTTTGGGGCCAACCTTAAAAGGTCCGTCTGAGTGCATGCTTTCCCACTGAATTTTGGACACCCGGAACCTAGACAAGTCCAGACCAAGCAGGATGTCTACATCCTGGCCCTCAGTGTCAATATAGAGGTGGAATCCAGTTTGCAGAGAGACAAAACTCTCAAGAAAGGAGTTGATTGTCAGGCAAGGAACCCACGTCTCATTGATGGGTCCTTTTGGAGTGAAGCCAGAGTGGTGGTGAGCGTAGATGTGGTCTTTGGAGAGTGAGGCCACCACACTCATGTCATCACCCACCGGATGATAGAATGGAGCCACGCCCACAGTGGGGCTGATTGCACACTGAACTACAATTAGTCTCTCGGCCAGAAAGGCGTACTTCTGCTTGGCCACCTCAACACATTTGTCCAAAGGGTCCACAACGATCAGTGTCTCAATGGAGTCAGCGTTCTTTGAAACCAACTCAAAGACATGGTCATCACAGTTATTGCAGCCTATCTGTACGATTTTCATAAAAATGGTGTCCTTGATGTCCGTCTTAGTCGTGATTTGACGGCCACTCTTGGGCCGCATGGGAAACATCGGCATTGAACCCAGGTTCACAGGCTCGGGTTGTTGTCTCAGTTTGCGTTAAACAAAGCTGCTTCCACCAGCAAGTTGATAAGCACCTATGGTTCCGTTGCCATTCTGGCTGTACGGGTTTCCGCGCAGGTCCCACCCGGGCATTTCGTAACTAGCCGGGACACGGCCGCGTAACGCGGTGCCGGCTTGTGGTCGGTAGTCGCCGAGGCCAGTTCCAGAACCGACAACACTGTTGTCCGCCGCGAAGCTCATCCTGCAAATTCCGAAGGAAGAACTTGCTTGCCCGGTGTTATCCATGATTCCGGTGCATCCAAAACCCGTATATGCTTGGTTAAACCCTATGCTATTGACCTCGGCATTGGCCATGCAGTCCACACCGTAAAGAATCGCCCAGTTGCCAACCCTATTTCCGTTGGGTGTGCCAAAGTTGTCGGTCTTTATGTTCACGCCACCGGCCGCGGTACCTCCAGCCAGCGCGTTGAACATAAAGCTGACGTTGTTCTTGAGGTAGGATACCGTTGTGGTTTCGTTGTAGCAAAGGTTTAACCGCTGACCGGTGACCGTGTTGTGCCAGAAGACTATTTGCTGCGCTGTTGTGGTGTTGCCGTCGCCGAACATCTTCACGCTTATTTGAGTTCCCGAGGAAGTTTCTACGACGTTGTTCACAAACGATATGCCATATACCGTGTTGTGGGGTTGTGTGTAAGCATTTATTCCGGCAGTAGCGCCGCTGGTGATTCCTAGCAACTTGTTCGATTCGATAAAAAGAGGGTCGCTCAATGGGGCGGTCGTTGCACCCTCCTTGCTTGTCTGAACCCCAAAATTGGTGGTGCTATTTCCAACGAAGCGGTAAACAGTTGCAGGATGAGTTGCCGCAACGCACGGTATTAGATTTCCATCAAACCAATGCGCTACCCTTATGACAAGGTTGTTGGCCAACCCGAACTTGCTCCCGTCAGTGAACGTGTTTCCAAACAGGTAGGCGCAGGCCGACCTGTACCCAAAGCTGGAAACGACTCCGTTACTTGTTTTCCCGTTGGCGTCCATCATGCAGTTCAGGAACGAGATGTATCGCACACTAGTGACTCCATCGAACCACGTCGATGTGTTTGCGTTGAGCTGGATGGTTACGCCTTCGTAGCTCAAATGGGGCGTGTTGTACACGCTCACCGCAGCGATTTGCAGTGTCACTGTTCCGTCTCCGGGATAGACCTTGATTTGCCTCCAGTAACCGAGCGAGGAAGGGGCCGTAACGGTGCTTCCAAGAACTCCACCAGTTCCGGACCGGATGTAGATGATGTTCGCGGTGCCGACGCTGAGTGCCTTTCCGATTGTGAGGTATGGCGAGGCATTGGCGGTCGCCAGCGTAGAGGACGAAACGCCAGATGCGTCCACACCGGTTGAGAAATTGACCACCGCGTAAACATCGGCGCTGGCGTTCTTGTCGTTCCAGTATGGGAAATTGCAAATCCCCAACGTAAGGTTGTTGTCGTTGGTGGGTTGGTTCGTGCTATCGAACGTTGCTGCGCTGTCGCCGATGTTCGGATAGATGACATAGCGGGCTGTGATTACACTGCCCTGCGTCAGCGTGGACAGGTCACAGGTCGCGGCCCACTCGGTGGCGTAGAGTCCGGTTGCAGAACGCAGTCTCGTCTGCAGAGTGGCCGCGGTGGTGACAGTGTTCGAGTTGGTGTCTGTCAGGATGATGTCCACCGCCGAAACGCCATATATGTGCCGCGCACTCACAGCCAGCGTTGGGTTGCTCTGCCACCGCTCGTATGGCCGCTGCGCCCACTGACCAAACGCCGCAGGGTGCGTTTGCGTGCTGCTGTTGGTCACGGCTACTGCAGTCGTGGTCGTGCTGTTCTGTGAGGACCCACCCGCGTTGACGATGAACCCGGATGGTGCCGTGATGGTCACAGTGTCTGTGGAGCGGACCCGTGTAGAGAGGGCGACACGGACGGTTAGGTTTGGTGTTACATCGGCTAGCTCATCGTTGGTCGGGAGCGTCGGTGTCGTGATGGTGCTCGTGCTGGTGAACGTCGCTCCGCTGGTTCCACCAGTGCAGACGTTGACGTTGTTGAACGTGCCGGTGACTGCGCGGAAATACAATCGAGTGCCTGACGCTTGTGAGCCGACCACGATTCCGGTAGCGCCACTGACCGACTGCGTGATGGTCTCTCCGTCGGCGAACGTGCCGGCCCCATAAGTTCCGGCGAGATACACCGTTCCGTAGGGGAACCGCACAACGCTGGTCAGATATGCTGTGCGGACCGGGGTTGTGACACTCTTCGAAGCGTCGTAGCCTGTGGTTGTGACGGACAGGTAGGGCGTCGTGGAGGACGGCATACCCGTGGAATCGAATCCAAAGGAATATGCCGCCCCGCGAGTGAACCCGGCAACAACCAGATTCACACTCCAGCCGTCGGCGTTTACTGTTGCTGTGATGTCTCCAGTCATGGGTTAGTTAGTTGGACTTAAGGCCCGGCGAACATGCAGCGCCACTTCGACGTAACAGTGTTCCAGTAAAGCGTGATGTCGAGGCGTGTACTCACCAGGGTAGTGCTCGGGAGGTTCGCGGCCCCATTCTCGAACGACGCACCCCAAGTAATGGCACGGGCAGTTCCGTCGTCAGTGATGTCGATACGCAGCATGTCGCCCTCAACTGGAGTTCCCGTCAAGTTGGTGGTGAAGGACGTGACCGCCTGCGCAAGCCCAGTGATGTGGGCAACGTCGGTGACATTTGTGTTGATGGTCGGAGTGGCAGACTGTGTGACAGTGGGCGCACGACTAGTGACCCGCTTGTTCGTCAACGTCGCGGTTCCGTCGATAGGTGAATATCCGCCCGGGGAGTTGTTGTTGACGGCGAGCGAGTCGGCGACTCCTGCGCCAAGAACCAACGAGGTACCAGCGCCACTGAAGCCACTAGTACCACTGGTGCCACTGGTGCCAGTGCCACTGGTGCCACTGAAGCCACTGGTGCCACTGAAGCCACTAGTACCACTGAAGCCAGAGGTTCCCGCACCACTGCCACCACTACCACCAGGTTTCCAATTAACGTCGAAATCCTCGGCACTATCCTTAGAAAGGTTATAACCAGATTCTCCTCCCGGCGGAACAACACCATAAGGTGGCTGTTCCCAATAGGCAATTGGAGGAATAGTATCCGTATATTTTAAGACGGGTGGTGGTACCTGACTGTCCATACATTGTAACTACTCGCATGGATGTTTCGTGGTGGCCAACATCGGAAGCCACAAGACGAAGGCAAAAATGGAGCCAGTTGTCGGGGTCGAACCGACGACCTACGGTTTACAAAACCGTTGCTCTACCACTGAGCTAAACTGGCAAATTGGTGTCCCTGGCAAGATTCGAACTTGCGACCAAGAACTTAGAAGGTTCTTGCTCTATCCAACTGAGCTACAGGGACATAAGAATACCTTAAGACTGGGTGTCTTCAAGTACACCACGACGTTTGAGTTCACGCTTAATGTACCAGGCGGCTTTCTTGAGATCCTCCGTGGCATCATCATTCTTGAGATCAGCCCGCCAAATGTACTTCACCGCATTGCCCAGGTTGAAGCCCATGTGTTCCACAACGTCGATGCACTCAACACCAGATGGGTGGCGGTTGTAATGGACCGGGTGGTCAACAGGCGTATTTCCTTCAGTTGTGACTGGCATGTTGTTAAGTTAAGAAGATGAGAAGATGGTCGGAATGACAGGATTTGAACCTGCGACTTCTTGGCCCCAAACCAAGCGCTCTACCAGGCTGAGCTACATTCCGTTCTGGAACACACCCAAGGTACAACACCAAAGATGTTAGTGATACCATTTATTTCAAGTTTTTCCCTCAGTTAGAAAATCCGTCACAAGTAGTTAAATCGTGGCAAAAAAAGACACTTCTAGGTGGGTACACCAACGTGAAAAAATCAAAGAAGGTCTCTCCTTGCGAGATCTTAAATGGTCTGAAAAACAAAAAGAGTTCATAAAAATAGCCACAGACAAGAACACTCGAGTTATGCTGATCAGTGGTCCGGCCGGGTCATCAAAAACACTGTTGAGCGTGTATTGCTCCCTTCTGCTGCTGGACGAAAAGAAGGTGGCTGAAATCATCTATGTGAGATCACCTGTGGAAAGTTCTGATTCCAAGATAGGGTTCCTGCCTGGAGATGCGGATGACAAGCTCAAGTACTACAACCTCCCATTCGCAGACAAACTGGATGAACTGCTGCCACAACACCAGACTAAGATACTTTGGGAGCAAGAACGCATCAGAATATACCCACTATCTTTTGTTCGTGGAATGAGCTGGCGTTGTACGGTAGTAATCCTGGATGAAGCTCAGAATTGCACATCGAAGGAAATTGTTACGACTCTCACCCGCATCGGTGAGTTTTCAAAGTGCTTTATCCTTGCAGATCCTGACCAGTCAGACCTTGGACAGGGCAAATCAGGAGGATTTGTAAAACTTCAGAACGTGTTCTCTGACGAGGAGAGCACAGCTAATGGCATTCACTCATTCCAATTTACTGAAGAAGACATCAAGAGAAGCGCAATTGTAAAGTTCATTGTGAAGAAGCTTAAGACAGTGAACCTGGAGAGCACCTTATAAAGAGAATGGGTCCACCTCGTTATTAAGGTGGACCCATCTTAACAATGATCGGTTAGAAGAGTTGAAACACGTTGCCGTTGGTGCTGTCTACAGCCATGTAGCCCACATTAGGCACTGTGTAGATGTAGAGTGGCGGGTACTGGACTGAGTAGAGTGGCTCACGCAAGAGAACCACACTCCACTTGTCATAGCCAGCAGCATTCAGATACTGCTCAGATTCAACCTGGGTCATCTTGATTGGTGGGTGGATCACACAATCGTCCATGTATGGACTATCAATGGTGATGATCTGGGTCTTTCCACCACGGGTGCAATTCACCATGATGGTGTCATACTCCTCATTGCCCCTGAAGATGCAGTGGATGAAGCTAAGATCTTGTGGTGAGGAAGCCTGATAGAGTTTTGCCCGGACTGTTACGCCCAAAGCGGCAGCCCAGCACTTATCAAGCATCTGGTTGAAGTCAAGGGTGGAAGATAGGTTAAAGTCTAGTTGGTTATTCATAGGA